CAAATTAAGATTACAGGCCTTGAAGCGATTAAATCATCCACACCTACAGCTTGTCGTGATAAAATTAAAGAAGCGTTATATATTATTATGACAGGTAATGAAAATCAATTACATACAATGATTGAAAACTTCCGTGATGAATTCAAAAAGATGCCTGTGGAAGATATTGCTTTTCCTAGGTCTATGAATGGTCTCCATGAATATAGAGATAACAAACATATTTGGGCTAAAGGCACTCCAATCCATGTTCGTGGTGCCCTAGTATATAATTACATGCTTGACCAAATGAATATTTCAAAACAATACCAAAAGATTCAAGATGGTGAAAAGATTAAGTTTATCTACCTTCGTGAACCAAATATCTTTAAGACTGATATTATTTCTTTTGCAAGTAAAATGCCTAATGAATTCCGTGTAGAAGAATTTATTGATTATGAAACACAATTTCAAAAGTCTTTTATTGACCCACTACAAATTATCCTAGATTGTATTGGTTGGAGAGCTGAAAGAGTAAATTCGTTGGAGAGTTTCTTTGGCTGATATACGAATTATTAAAACAGGTATTAATGTTTCTAAAATTAAAAAGCAACTTGAAGAATTTGCTGATGATTGGAATGGACAAAAGAGTTTGGTGAACACAAGTCAATTAGACCCACACGAATATACCATTACAGCTGGAGTATTACAATTGGTTATGGGTGCAGTTAATCACCCAAGTGAATTCGCTTATAATACCGAATTGTGTGTGCAAACACCAGCATATGACCATCATACCGAAGTGATTCGTTTTCTTAAAAGACATTTTCATAAATTTAGCCGATGTGGTTTTCTATCATTACCTGTTGGCGAAATAGTAGGCACACATATTGACCAAGGCACATATTACTTAACCAAGGATAGATACCATCTTTCCATACAAGGCCGATATAAGTACCATTGTGGTGATGACGAAGTGATTGTAGAACCAGGCACACTTCTTTGGTTTGATAATAAAAAGCCACATGGTACCGTGAATGTTGGTGATGAAACAAGAATCACTTTTGTATTTGATGTGCCTCATCACAAAAGTAATCCATAACGGTAAATATTAATAAAACACTTGACATACACACTAGATATACTGTATAATACGATATAAACATTTGAGGAGTTTGCATGAGCATACTAGATAAATTAAAAAAGAATTCTACTATTAAAGAGAGTTCTATCCTTTCCAAATCAAAGTTCTTCACCGAAAAAGATATGATTACTACCGATGTGCCAATGGTGAATGTGGCATTATCAGGTCGCCTTGATGGCGGTTTAACACCAGGCCTTACAATGTGGGCAGGCCCATCAAAACACTTTAAGACAGCATTCAGTTTGCTTATGGCAAAATCTTACATGGACAAATATCCTGATTCGGTATTGTTATTCTACGATTCAGAATTTGGTACACCAGTGAAATACTTTGAAACATTCCAAATTGACATGGAACGAGTTTTACATACACCATTAACTGACATTGAACAATTGAAGTTTGATATTATGCAACAGCTTCAAGAAGTAAATCGTGGTGATAAATTGATTATTATTTTAGATTCAATTGGCAATTTGGCATCTAAAAAAGAAGTTGAAGATGCTCTTGAAGGCAAATCTGTGGCAGATATGTCAAGAGCGAAACAAGTTAAGTCCTTGTTCCGTATGGTAACACCACACCTAAACCTTAAAGATATTCCAATGGTTGTAGTGAATCACACTTACAAAGAAATTGGTATGTTCCCTAAAGACATCGTTGGTGGCGGTACAGGTTCTTATTATTCGGCTGATAACATTTATATCCTTGGCCGTCAACAAGAAAAAGATGGTACCGAGATTGTAGGTTATAACTTTATTATTAATGTTGAGAAATCAAGGTATACTAAAGAAAAGGCGAAGATACCAATTGCTGTTTCCTTTGAAGGCGGTATTCAGAAATATTCTGGCCTTGTTGATATTGCAATTGAAGGTAACTTTATTTCTAAACCAAGTCCTGGTTGGTATGCAAAGATTGACCGTAAGACTGGAGAGATTGGTGACCGTGTTCGTTTTGACCAAACACAAACAGACGAATTCTGGAAAGACCTACTCAATGATAATGACTTTAAGGAATATGTGAAGAAAAAATATGAAATCGCTTATAGTAACATTATGGGAGAAGATACAGAATCTCCTGTGGTGGAAACCCAAGAAGAAGATGTATAAAGAAGGCATTGATTATCAATTTGTAGATTTCAACGATTCTGAATTAACAGGTATTGGACTTCTTATAGAAGAATATAAAGGAGTCCTTTACCATTACCACAAAGCTAGAGTTGTTGAAGAAGGTGAAATTGCCAGACTACAATTCGGTTATACTATTGTAAATCCAGGTGAACACGACATTGACACCTTGACAAATGATGAAAAATTGCATACCATTATGGGTGACATCTTATCAGAAATATTATTGACGAAACAACCACACGATGAACAGACTAGAACAGACGATACTCAAGAACCTGATTTATAATGAAGATTTTACACGAAAAGTTTTACCTTTTATTCGTGCAGAATATTTTTCAGATAATAGTGAACGCTTAGTATTCCGTGAAGTATTTGAATTCATTCACAAATATAAAAACCCACCAACACACGAAGCTCTTGTAATTAATTTTACAGAAAAGAAATCACTTACTGAAGGTGAAGTATCTAGTGCAATTGACCTTCTCAAAGAAATCAACCTTGTTAAAAATGAACCAACTGAAACACAATGGCTCATTGAGCAAACAGAAAAGTTTTGCCAAGATAAAGCCATCTATAATGCTATTATGGAATCTGTTGGTATCCTTGATGATAAAAATACCAAGAAATCAAAAGGTGAAATTCCTAAATTATTAAGTGATGCTCTTGGTGTAACATTTAACAATAATGTTGGTCACGATTATATCAATGATTCAGATGCTCGTTATGATTCTTATCATGCAGTAGAATCTCGTGTTCGTTTTGACCTAGATTTATTCAATAAGATTACCAAAGGCGGTTTGCCAGTTAAAACATTAAACATTGTTTTGGCAGGAACTGGTGTTGGTAAATCTCTCTTTATGTGTCATATGTCAGCCGCTGCTCTTGCACAAGGCCTGAATGTATTGTATATCACTATGGAAATGGCTGAAGAAAAGATTGCAGAGCGTATTGATGCTAATTTGCTAAATATTAATCTGAATGAACTTCATACATTATCTAAAGAAGATTATAGCCGTAAGTTTGATACTGTCAGAGCTAAAACAGATGGTAAACTTATCATCAAAGAATATCCAACGGCAGCTGCCTCTGTGTTACACTTCAGAGCTCTTATCAATGAACTTCAACTTAAAAAAGGTTTTGTGCCTAATATTATTTTTGTTGATTATCTTAATATCTGTACCTCAGCACGAGTTAAACCTGGTGCTAATGTGAATACTTATTCCTATATCAAGTCTATCGCTGAAGAACTTCGCGGTCTTGCCGTAGAGAATAATGTGCCAATTGTGTCCGCAACCCAAACAACAAGGTCAGGTTTTACAAACTCCGATCCTGGCCTTGAGGACACCTCTGAATCTTTTGGTCTACCAGCAACAGCTGACTTTATGTTTGCTTTGGTGACCAATGAAGAACTTGAAGGGCTTAACCAAATCCTTGTTAAACAATTAAAGAATCGTTATTCTGACCCAAGTTATTATAAACGATTTGTAATCGGTGTTGACCGTGCAAAGATGAGGTTGTATGATGCTGAAGTAACAGCACAAAATAACCTTGCTGATTCTGGCCAAGATGATGATAAACCATTGAATAGTTTTGGTAACCGTGAACGAAGTTATAATAAAAAATTTGAAGGGTTCAAAGTTTGAGTTTGAATAAAGAACAAGCACTACATTGTGCTAATGTTTTCTCTAATTATTTTGATAGATTTCAAAGAATTGATGATTACATTCGTGACCAGAAACTAAACTCATTAGCAGATAGACCTATGGTCTTGCCTGGTATGGGACCAGAAGAAAATTGGGACATCTACCTCAATATGATTTCATCTCATTCAAATATGACCAGTATTCCTGGCCGTAATTTACGCTTGGCTATATTAGAGAAAAAGACTGGTAAATGGGTAGGTTTTATTCGCCTAGGTTCTCCAGTTATCAACATGAGACCTCGTAATGAAATGCTTGGCGGTGTATTCTCACAAACAGTTGAAGGTGCTAAATCATTTAATAAAACATCTATTATGGGTTTTGTGATAGTGCCGGCACAACCATTTGGTTTTAATTACCTTGGTGGTAAATTATTGGCAGCTATTTGTTGTTCACATGAAGTCCGTGAGATGTTGAATAAAAAGTATGATATGAATACTTGTTTATTTGAAACAACAAGTTTATATGGTTCATCTAAATCATCTTCACAGTATGATGGTATGAAACCATATTTACGATTCAAAGGGTTAACAGATTCAGAATTCTTACCAATGATGCACGGTAAACCATATGAAGACCTCAAGAATTATGTTGAAAATATTCTAGGTGAAATCGTACCGGCAGACGCCTCTTCCCGTAAACTTAAAATATCAAATAAGATAATATCACTCACTAAACAGGCTCTCAAAGGTGAACCTGAATATGAGAAGTTTATGGCGACCATTACTAATGCCTTAAATCTTACAGAAAAGAAAAGGTATTATGCCTCAAACTATGGGTTCTCTAACTTTGCAGATGTTGTTATGGGCAAGACAGATAAACTCATTCCTGATAAAGAAAACTATGATAAACACCATCTGGACGCTATTATAGACTGGTGGAAACGCAAGGCAACAACAAGGTTTGAATCACTACAAGCAGAGAATAGAATAAGAACGGAGATTGAAGTTTGGACCTCTGGCAAAGAACTTGACATTATTCGGTAATTGTGTTAGCATAAATACACTATTACAAGGATTTTGAATGGCAATATCTTACTTATCGGGCGGTCAACAGACAACGGTCAATTCTACAATTACAGAATTGTTCCCAGCACTCTGTTTTAATAATGGCCTTAAACCAAGAAGTCCTGAAGCTTTAGAGCAGATGATTCGTTCTATTGACTTAAAGACACCGAAGTCCCGTAAGACATTTGTTACCGAAAGTAATCTAAAAGCAGGTAAAGAATTCATTAATCTGATTGATAGAATCAGACCCAATATGCGTGAAGAAAA